GAATACACCGTCAAGCGGTTCGCGCCCGGGGCATCCGTCGTCAAGGATGGCAACTGGAAACAGGATGTCGAGTTTCGCGGGCAGATGAAAGCCGGCAGGTGGCCCGCCAACATCATTCACGACGGCTCGCCGGAAGTACTCGAGGCGTTCCCGGACGCTCCGGGCCAGATGGCCAAGGTGCGCGGCACTGAACCGACCGCGAATGGATTTAGCGGGCCAGTCATGTATGGCGGCTTTATTGGGCGCCGGGAGTCTGCCGAGCCGCGCATCGATGCGAGCGAATCAGCGGCTCGCTTCTTCTACTGCGCCAAAGCATCCCGCGCCGATCGCAACGAAGGCATCGGTGGCAGCGATACGCCTGCAGTCGAGACAGAAGCGACGATGCGCGATCGCGAAACGGCAGATTGGCAAGAGCGCAACGGAAACTTTCATCCGACCGTGAAGCCGACTGACTTGATGGCCTATCTGTGCCGATTGGTGACGCCACCCGGCGGTACCGTGCTAGACCCATTCATGGGATCGGGCAGCACCGGCAAGGCTGCGATGCGTGAAGGCTTCCGATTCATCGGCATCGACATGACGCCGGAATACGTCGAGATCGCCAGGGCAAGAATTGACTACGAATTGAGCCGGGTTGAATTGCTTGTCACCGAAGCAGCGAAGCAACCTGATCTGTTCGCCGACCAAGCCGCCTAGCCCAAACAAATTCCCCTTGAATCATGCCGCAGTGGCTGCTAATATATTCGCATAAGGAGATAGCTATGAGCATCGAAGAGCGTGTCAAGCAGACCATCGCACAGCAATTTGCCATCGAGACCGACGACGTGAAAGGGGATCAGAACATCATCACTGATCTTGGCGCTGACTCTCTCGATGCTGTTGAGCTGGTTATGGCCATCGAAGATGAATTCGGCTTCGAAATCTCGGACGACGATGCCGAGAAGATCGAGACCGTACAGCAAGCCATCGACTACGTGAGCGGGCGCGTCGCGGCACAGGTTTAACCCGAAGCGACGGCCGCTAGATAAGCCGCTGCGGTGAGACGCCGCACGAATACCTGCGAGAGAGCATTGATCCGCTGAGGGTGTCGGCCCAGTCAGCGGGGAGCCTTAGACCGACTACACCGGAGAGCTTCGCTGGGCTGGATATCCGGGAAGGGTTATAGCTTAAACCCAGCACTCTCAAGCATGGCGGCTTCGCGTGCTCCTGCTATTGCCAGCGTGACGCTGAGTGCAGAGCCAGTGCGTCAAGCCACCATCCTTGAGTGTTTCTGCATGACTGAATCCGGGTGGCTAGTACCCATCCCCGTTAAAGACCGGGCCATCGGCCAACTCAGTACGTAGCGGTGAAAGTAGCCCAGCAACACTCAACCTTCACGCATGGCGAAGACGCGTTACCTGGATGTCGCGCCCAGGCGCCATGACGTGAGGGAATGCGCTAGGAATCGGAGAGGCGCACAGTGGGATCAGCCGGACCACAGAAATCCAACCGGACTAAGGCAGGCAGGTGGCCGCAGACCGCCCTACCTTGGGGTGCCAAGGATGAAGTCGAAACACAATGCCGGGGTAGCGTCCGGCCCCTCAACAATCATGCCCCGGGTTGGACTACGGCGAACTTGTCTATTCGTGCAGTAGCGCGGTTCGATTCCGCGCAGGGGCGCCAGATTACACGCCACCGCAGTACGCACCTCAATCATCCGAGGAAGCCGAGCCGAGGGCACAAACCGGCCGCAACGATTGGGCGGACGCTGGAACCCGTCACCAGCCACACTTACAGGAGCAGCGATTGATCGTTTGGTTCTTGCTTCTCTGGTTGATTCCTCTGCTGTGGGCTCCAGCGGGGATAGCATGGCCGTGGCGGAGCTTTCGAGCGCAGATGCCACGCCGACTAGACCAGGCATATAGGCCGCTGCAGATGGAGTACGGCTAGGTACGCTGACATGATGAGCCCTTTACCTACATGCATTCAGGGCGCTGCGGCGCCCAATAGCGGAAAAATCCGCTTCATATGGCCATGAGGCCAGACGCAGGGGAAGTCCCTCGCCGAGGTTGCGACAAGTCCTCCGCAGAGCTGCGATAAGACTCCGCTGGCAGACCGAGAGAAATAGTCTGCCGACAAGCGCCCGCCGTGGCGCTTTTTTCTTTCCGGTTCTTGCTAATGTATTAGCTACGTGCTAATGTTCACGCATGCTAAGACATTCGCAAACAACCAGGAGGAAGAGATGAACCAGCAGATCACCATGGATTCCGTCGAGTCCAGCCAAATCGACGCCATCGGCTACGACCCCGAATCGCAGACGCTCGCGATCCAGTTCAAGAGCAAAAGCGACAAGCCGGGCAGCGTCTACCACTACAGCAACTTCACGCCCGATGACTTCGCCGCGCTCAAGGGCGCCGAGTCGATCGGCTCGTACTTCTACAAGCACATCAAGCCGTTCCCGGACAAGTTCCCCTACACCCGCATTGAGTCGGCCAATCTGGAGCAAGCATGAGCACCGCAACGATGACCGATGTGATCGACATCGAGGCCGCAGAAGCGCCGACCACAAAGCCGCCGGTTGTTCAGCAGCAATCGGCTATTGCCCAGCAACCCAATGCCGCATCGCTTACGACGCCGGTTGATCTTTTGCGCTTCGCCATTCAGAGCGGCGCGGACCTTGATCGTCTTGAGCGTCTGATGAAGATGCAGATGGAGTGGGAGGCCAATGAAGCGAAGAAGACCTATCGGCGCGCGATGGCTGCATTCAAGGCCGAGTGCCCACCGATCTTCAAGCGAAAGCAGGTCGGATACACGACCCGAGAGGGTGACTTCGTCGGCTACAAACACGCAGAACTTTCCGACATCGAAGACGCCGTTGGCCTCGTCATGGCGCGACATGGTTTGACCTATGACTGGGACATTCAGCAAGAGTTGGGAAAGATTATCGTCGATTGCATCGTCACACATGTCGACGGTCACTCGAAGAGGGTCCGGATGGAAGGCCCGCCCGACACAAGCGGCAAGAAGAATGTCATGCAGCAAGCCGGGAGCGCCGTTACCTATCTCGAACGATACAGCCTGCTCGCGGCCATTGGGAAATCCACGAAAGGTGATGACGATGATGGTGGAGGCGCCGACGATCAGCCTGGGAGCCAAGGTGGGCAAGCCGCCGCCACGCGTGGCACCGGAAAGGACGCCGAGCCACGGTTCTACGACCAAACGAAATTCGATGCAAACAAGGACTCATGGCGTGAGGTCGTGAAATCTGGCCGAAAGACGCCTGCCGCGATGATCAAGTTCATCGAGTCGAAGGGCGAAAAACTCACCGTTGCTCAACAAAACACCATTGATAGCTGGGCTCACGAAAATGACTGAACGAATCACTCATGATCTAGTGCAGGGATCCGACGCCTGGATCGAATTCCGCCTGTCGCATCACGGCGCAAGTGAGGCCGCCGCGATGCTCGGAATCTCGCCGAAAGTCAGGCGCAATGAATTGCTGCACATGAAGCACACCAGCATGCCGAAGGAATTCAGCGACTGGGTACAAGAGCACATCCTTGATCGCGGCCATGAAGTGGAGGCGCTGGCGCGGCCCTACATTGAGGCCAGCCTCGGCGAAGACTTGTACCCCGTCACCATGTCCATCGGCGATATCTCGGCATCATGTGATGGCCTCACGATGGATGAGCGCACGGCGTGGGAGCACAAACAATGGAACGCCGCACTGGCCGAATCGCTTGAGCACGGCGAGTTGCCTGACGAATACATGCCGCAGGCCCAACAGGTGCTGATGGTGACTGGCGCTGAGCGCCTGATTTTCACCTGCTCGGATGGCACCGACGACAACATGGTGAGCTTGGAGATCAAACCGAATCGGGCTTGGTTCGACAACATCGTTGATGGCTGGAGCCAGTTTCGCAAGGATCTGGCCGAGTACGCGCCCATTGTCATCCCCGAGAAGCCCAAAGCCGACGCAATCATGGCATTGCCGGCGCTCGCCGTCCAAATCCGCGGCGAAGTCATCACGAGCAACCTGCCGGCGTTCCGCACGGCGGCCGAGCAATACATCGCCAGCATCAAGACCGACCTGCAGACCGACGAAGACTTCGTCAATGCGGCGGCCACCGTCACATTCTGCGAGCGGGCCGAGAAGGAAATCGAGATTGCAATGGATGCCGCGATCGCGCAGATGGCCAGCGTCGATGAACTGATGCGCACGGGCAACCACGTCCGGGAGCAGCTTCGCACCAAACGTCTCGCTCTCGACAAGCTGGTCGAGAGCCGCAAGAAGCAGATCAAGGAAAATGCGGTCGCCGAGCGCCGCGGGAAGTTCACCGAGCACGTCGCAGCAATCAACGCGGAACTGAAGACGGTGGAGATCGTTGTTGCGACGCCCGACTTTGTGGGCGCGATCAAGGGCCTGAAGACGATCGCCAGCCTTTACGACAAGCTCGACACGGCGCTGGCAAATGGGAAGATCGCCGCCGATGCGGCCGCCAAGGATCTGCGCGCCAAACTGGACTGGTACAAGCCGCACGCAGAGCATGCATTCCTGTTCCGCGATCTTCAGGCGCTGATCCAGAAGCCAGCCGACGATTTCGAGCTCGCAGTGACGGCGCGGATTGCTGAGCACAAGCGGCAGGAGGACGAGAAAGAAGCGAAGCGCAAAGCGGACGAGGCTATCGCCCAAGCGGCAGCAGAGCAACCGATCATCGAAACGGCGATGGCGAGGCCGACGGACCCTTCGCCCATCCCTGCTGGCCGTCCAGTTGTCTCGCGAACGACCCCGGCCAGTGCCCCCACGCTGCGACTCGGCCAGATCAATGAGCGCTTGTCGCCGATCACGCTGACCGCCGAAGGATTGGCAACGCTCGGTTTCAAGCATGCCACAACGGACAAGGCCGCAAAGCTCTACCACGAAAGCGACTTCGACCTGATCTGTGACGCACTGGTACGCCACATCGGCACGGCCCTTCACAAGCAAGCCGCATGACCGGAGCCGCCATGGACTTCAGAAGACGCCTGCAATACCGCAACCCCGTCCAGTACCGGTCGCGCTGGTTCGATGGCTTGCTCATGAGCGGCGACATTCGAGACTGCCTCGCCGGCTGTGCCTACGGCTTAGGGCTGGCCCTGCTGACTGCCGCTTTCCTTTGCCCTCACTGCTAATACATTCGCATCATGGAAACGAAACCGAACTTGGATGATTGGACGAATCCCGATCTGAGCTTGCCGGAAGAGCCCGTGGCCGAGCGTAAGTGCATCGGCTGCGGCGCACCTGTCAACGATGGAGAAGTGCCGCCCTGCGGCCACTGAGCCATGGAATCCCTAGCAACCGGCCATTGGCTGGTGGACGAAAACGGCGATGTGGTGCATGCGCGCCTCTTCCCGGATGTGAGGCTCGAGGTGACTGGCTTTGCAACGGATGAGGAGAAGCACGCGGCCGCGCGCTGGATCGCCGAGCGCCTGAGTCAGCCCATCCACGCGCCGACTGATGGTATCCCCGAGCGGCTTTACCTGGGCCCGGACGGTGCCAAGCCGATCGGCTCGCCAGAAGACACCGAATACGTGCGCGCAGACATCGCCGCCACGTTCTCGCTGACAGCCGACCAGTTCGCCGAGTCGATCAACGAGATGGCCGCCAAGCATCAGGCAGAGCGCGAGCGAATCGCGGCCGCCCTACAGGTTGAGGCGCAAATCGCGGTGAGTCCCAGTGCGTATGCGCGCATGTCCAGGGCGATCTGCTATCAGCGCGGATTGCACGCTGGCGGG